TCAGCTCACCTCGCTGTAAATCCCCACCACGCGACCCACCGTTTTTATCTCGTCGATACCGCATTCAAAGGGCACTTTGCCGCCCGCCACGTGGAGTTTTTTACCCGGAAGCAGCGTTAAGTCGCGGATGCTGGCGGTGCCTTCAATCTCAACCAGCCACACGCCGTCGGTTAACGACGCCTCTTTCTCGATAAAGTGCAGCTTACCTTCCGCCCGGACGGCGATGCCGCGCGCCAGTGGTTTACTAAAGAAAGTAGAATCAATACTCAAAGTGGTATTTTCTTCCAGTCTTCCATCCCTGAGTGTGAATGTGGATACTGACACAGGATCGCCCGGCGCGGGGTTACCTTCAAATTGCGCACCTTGTCCGGTCATCAGCCAGCGAAGGCTGGCGCCGGTATCCAGCACGCACTGAACCGCAAAGTCGTAAGAGATGGTACCGCGTGCGTAGCGGTTCTGAAGCGAACTGGCGGCGATATTAAAGTGGCGTGCCAGCTGAATTTTCTGCGTGAAACCATATACCTGACAGATTCTATCGAGTAACTCTTCATTATTCACTTGAGAATCCAAGATCAAAATATATTCCTTTGAGTGTTTACTAATACTCATCTGGGTATTAATATCATTGCAAATTCGAGCAATCAGCAGCAGACGTTGGCAAACAGAGGCTATTGATTGCAGACATTATCAAAATGGGAATCATGCAGCATGGCATCTGAAATCGCAATCATCAAACGGCGGAAAAAACCGTGCTCTGCCCGTTTTCAGCGCACTGGCGTGCGTGAATTTACGCGAGGGGAGATATGGCGATAGAGGCTGCCCGTGCAAGCGTTCCACTCAGCGTGGGGGCTCGTCTTAACGGGCTTAACCACATCGCAGAACTGCGTGCCCGATACGGGAACGATAGCGGAAAAGAGCTGGCACGGTTTATGGCAGAGATGCGCGATAAGCGCGATCCCTGTTTTGAGGAGAACGGCAGGGCGCTGGCCGCCATCTTTTTCCTGGCGAGATTACCCGTCGCCCGTCATGAGTGCGATATCAGTGAGCTGACGACAGAGGAGAAAAAGGCGCTGATTAATGCCATGAACCATTTTCGTGCTGTCGTGAGTTTATTTCCTGAACGGCTGACCATGCCGATATAACCCAACCACAAACCTAATGGCGTAAACCCGCCGGGCATTCTATTGCCTGAATTTAAGGAGAACGCGTGATGCGAAACAGTGAAAACCGCCCTTATCCGACCGGAAGTGAGGAACTGAAACGCCTGCTGGCGGAGGCAAAAACAGAGGAACGCTGCGCGCGAGCCCTCGCGGTCTCCCTGCGCCTGGAGGCGCTGGCAAGCCATATCTATAAAACCGGCATGAGCGGAGAAGACGTTGCCGAACTGCTGTGCCACGAGGCGGCTCGCTACGAACGTGAATCCCAGGAGCTGCACTGATGGCCGATTTTATCGATCTTGCGCAAGCGCGCGAGCAGGAAGACAGAGAGCGGCACATTAATAGCGCCCGCAGACGGCCCGCAACGCCCTCGCGTTTCCTTTGCGAGGACTGCGAGGCCCCGATACCGGAGGCGCGCCGAATGGCGGTGCCTGGTGTGGCCTTGTGCATCACCTGCCAGGAGATTGCGGAGATGAAAAATAAACATATCCGGGGAGGGTGAGTTGGCTACGTCATTTGCGTATCCGTGGAATGCTCCACGGTCGGCCATTGCCAGCCCTTACCTTTCCCATGCCCAACAGCAGCGCCGCGATCGTTTTTTCGCGGCGCTACGGGAGGCAAGGATTGCCCTCTCCCTGCAACCTGACTGCGTGCGTTTCGACGTCTGGCGCACGGTTGATGACCTTGAACAGCGTCAGGGCAGCCCGCAGGCCAATGCCTTTTTGGTCCGCTTCTGCAACAGGATGTTACCCCGTCTGCGGCTGGTCTCTGAACGCTATGCCTGCGCAGGCCTGCATGACACGGTCTCCAGGGCCGTGCTTGACGGCCATTTTGACACTCCGCTTCAGCAATATCTTGCCTCCCGCATGGTTGATCTGGTTGCACGCTTTAACCGACTTGCGGATATGTCCCGCGCGGATATCGACCTGCTGGCCGCAGAAATCGCCAGCTTTATTCGCGGTGAGCTGGCGAATATAAATGATGCTGACCTGGGTGAATACCAGACGCTTTACGTCTGGTATCAGCGCGCCGGCCTGATCGCCCGACAGTTTAAGGTGTCACCTCCACACTGGGAACGGGTGTCGAAGACGTTTTTCAACAAAGACGATGTTGCCGCAGCGGTGATCCGCCTGTTTTCAGAGACATGGTGGCGCGGGCGATTGCGTCGGATTGCGGCTGCCTGGCGCGAGCATTTACAGATTGCCCTTGGCAACGTCAGCAAAATGAGAACGGCGTATGCGAGCAAGCGCTGCGTGACCGAATGGCGCGAGCAGAAGCGCCGCACCCGTGAATTTCTTAAGGGCATGGAACTCGAAGATGAAGAGGGCAACCGCATCAGCCTGATCGAAAAAATCGATACCTCGGTCGCTAACCCGGCGATACGTCGCTGTGAACTGATGACCCGCATTCGCGGGTTTGAAAATATCTGCCAGGCACTGGGCTATGTGGGCGAGTTCTATACCTTAACCGCGCCTTCGGCATATCACGCGACGGTGAAATCAGGCTACCCCAACGCGAAGTGGAACGGGGCCAGCCCGGCGGATACGCAAAGCTACTTCACCCGTCTGTGGGCGCGCATCCGCGCAAAGCTGCACCGTGAGGGGCGCCGAATTTTTGGTATCCGCGTTGCGGAACCTCATCACGACGGCACGCCCCACTGGCACATGCTGATGTTTATGCTGCCGGAAGATGTCGGGCACGTTCGCCAAATTATGAATGATTATGCCTGCCAGGAAGAGGCCACAGAACTGCGTAGCGAAAGTGCCAGAAAGGCACGTTTTCACGCGGAGGCGATCGATCCTCTGAAGGGCAGCGCGACCGGCTATGTTGCCAAATACATCTCAAAGAATATCGACGGCTTTGCGCTCGATGGTGAGACCGATTATGAAAGCGGTGGGCTGTTGAAGGAGACGGCTTCTGCTGTTTCAGCCTGGGCGGGACGCTGGCACATTCGCCAGTTTCAGTTTATCGGCGGGGCGCCGGTCACGGTCTATCGCGAGCTGCGCCGTCTGGCTGATAACGAGGCCGTGCGCGGTTTGAGCGTGGAGTTTGCCGCTGTCCATGAAGCTGCCGACGCTGGGGACTGGGCGGGTTACGTCACCGCGCAGGGCGGGCCATTTGTCCGTCGCGATGATTTACAGGTACGCACGCTGTATGCGCCGCGCGTTGGGTTTAACCAGTACGGCGAGGAAACGATCTGCATCCGCGGCGTGTACGACTCCGCCGTCGGCGCGGGCAGCCCGATTTTAACCCGGCTCACGCAGTGGAAAATTGTGCCGAAGCGGACCGTGGATCGTCAGGATGTCCCCGTGCCCTCTCGGAGTTCTGTCAATAACTGTACGGTGAACGATCTCTCACAGCCCCTTAACCGGCGTGCGAGACGGGCATTAACCGAACGCATCAAACGCGTTCGGCCCGGCGCGAGAACCCCCGTTGTCTATGAGCGGGATCCACAGAACGGGATACCCGAGAGGGTGATTGACGAGATACGCCTCGCCACCGGGATCGTCATTAGCCGTGCCGAGGCGCTGCATCTTATGGCGGGCGGCGTCAGCCGCTTTCACACCAAATGGTGTCGAGGCGCAGCTGACGGAGCGCTATTTCCGGCAGCGTGTTCTTATCAGGAAAAGAGGCGGAAAATCCTTGAACGTATTGGGCATTTAACGGATCTGTTAACCCAGCGAGCATGCTAATCTCCATCGATATCATGTACATACCGTAAAGTGTTCTGATTTTTCGCTTCACTCTTTTTATGAATACGTGCTACTGTATGTTTATACAGTATCTCGTGGTGGAGGTTGTGTGGACAGAGAGTTGAACGAGCAAGTCATGATTGAACGAGTCGAGATGATTGCGCGACTGACGACAGAAGGCACATGTCAGGAGAGAGATCGTGAAATTGCCCTGAATTTAATTGCTGAGATTGCGCGGGGAAATTTAATCAAGAACAACGCGTTCACCGTTGTTTTCTCGGCATCGCCTGTTCCGGAACGAATCAAAAAAGAGAGCAATGTTCGGGTGAACATCACGCTCGATAAAGATCAGCTGATTGGCCAGTCCATCGTCGAGGCATTTCAGTGTGAATTGACCCGCAGGATAGGAGCCTTGTTTCCCTCATCGCGGGTAACCGTGAAAATAGGGTCGGTAACGGGGGTTGAGCTCCAGGGGCTTGAAAGGGAGGCCGATCGCGAGGCGCTGGATTCTATTCTCCGGGAAGTCTGGGAAGATGAAAGCTGGCGCTAGCCCTGCGTCATTACCCGGAACGAACACTTCATTCAGATTTTGCGTTTCCCTTAAACCGCGCATTGTTGCTCGCGGACGGTCTGTTGTGTCCGGGATTGCCCATCTCTCATCGATAGCGAAAAAGCCGCTGGCCCAGGAAACTCTACAGTACCTGGAAAACCGGATGTTGGGAGCGTCTGATGAAGATCTATGCAATGCAGGGGGACACGCTTGATGCCATTTGCGCCCGTTTTTATGGGCGCACGGCAGGCGTCGTTGAAGCCGTTCTGAAGGCCAATTCTGGCCTCGCCGAATCAGGCGTTATCTTGCCTCATGGCACGCCGGTAGAGATGCCGGAGGTTGATAGCGCCCCCACAAAAGAATCCGTAAACCTATGGGACTGAGCCTGGAGAAAATCACCACGTTTATCGCCTACTGGCTGGCCGTGGCACTGGCCTGGTTCGGGGCGATGTCTCCTGAAAAAGTCGCGCTGTACGTGGGAAGTCTGTGCGCCATTTTTACCGCGCTGACGAATTACTGGTTCAAACGAAAAACCTGGCGCTATCTCCAGTCTCTTGGACTCGATAAGAAGAGTATTCGTGAACTCAATCATTAAGCGTTGCAGCGTCGCCGGCGTGCTGGCCCTGGCGGTGCTGATACCTGACTTTCGGTTACTGAAAACGTCCCCTGATGGGCTGGCGTTGATTGCCGATCTCGAAGGATGTCGCCTCTCGCCCTATCGGTGTAGCGCTGGCGTGTGGACGTCTGGCATTGGCCACACGGCAAACGTTGTGCCTGCACGGGATATTACCGAGCGTGAGGCAGCGGTAAATCTGGTCGCTGATGTGCTCAATGTTGAACGTCGGCTGGCAGTGTGCGCGTCGGTTGAGATGCCACCCCGGGTCTACGACGCGCTAGTGAGTTTCACGTTTAATGTTGGCACGGGCGCCGCCTGCCGTTCGACCCTGGTGTCGTTTATTAAGCGTAAACAGTGGTCGCAGGCATGCGGGCAACTTACCCGCTGGGTATATGTGAATGGCGTTAAAAATGCCGGGCTGGAAAATCGTCGTATCCGCGAGAAGGCCTGGTGCATGAAGGGGCTGCCGTGAAAGTCCTGATGCTGTTGCTGGCCGGTCTGCTGGCTATCACGCTGTGGCTTCGGCATGACAACCTGACGCTGTCCCGTTCCTTAGCCAGCGCGAACCGGGTTGCCAGTGAACAAAAAAACGCCCTCGCCACGCTTAACCAACAGCTTTCCCTGTCGCAACGGGTTGCCCGAACACATGAAGTCGCCCAGGTCAGGCTTCGTGAAGAACTGCTCACTGCGAGTGAGGAACGCGCGAGACGGGAAGCGACTATCGGGAGATTACTCAATGAAAATGACGCGTTACGCCGCTGGTATACCAATCAGTTGCCTGATGCTGTCCGCCGGTTGCACACCCGCACCGCCTGCGCCTCCGCAGCCCATTGTTTACAACGCCTGCCCGAAGGTGAGCCGCTGCCCGATGCCGGGAAGCGAACCCGCCACTAACGGCGATCTCAGCGCAGATATTCGCAGGCTTGAGTATGCCCTTATCGCCTGCGCGCTGCAGGTTGAAACCATTAAAGACTGTCAGGATAAAATCGATGCACAAACTCAAGAGCCTGCGTCAGGCATTAATTGACGCGATTCCCCAACTGAAAGCAAACCCGGATCGGCTGCAGATGTCGGTCGGCAGCGGCAATATCGATGCCCGGCTTGCCTCCTCGCTCTCCTTTGAAAAGCACTATCAGCTGAATGCGAAGGTCAACAGCTTCTCCGGCGACAGCGAGGGCGTTTTCGTCCCGGTAGTGGCCTGGCTTGGGGAAAACCAGCCGGACATTTTTACCCTCGATGAAGGCCGCAAAAACGGCTGTTCCTTCACGATCGTTTTAAACGATGACGATACGATGGATATCAGCATCAAAGTACAATTAACCGAGCGCATTCTTGTTTCTCAGGAAGAGGGCGGTTTGCACGCAACGTATTCCCCCGAACCGCCGCTGCCGGAGCCCGTCACGCGTCCGAAGGCCCTATACATCAACGGGGAGCTGGTCAGCGAGTGGGAGGCGTAATTTCCCCGCGCTGAGGGCCGCCTGCGGTCTGTTGTCTTGCCAGCTTGTTGTCTCATCCCGCACCAAACCCCGTCTCGTTGCTGCCGTTCTTTCTGAACGGCATTCTCTTCTTATGAATACGCTAACTTCCATGAACGGCATCGCTCGCGCGATCCGCAATCTTATTCGTATCGGTGTTGTAACCGATGTTGACCTCAACAGAGGGCTTTGTCGTGTGCAGACCGGCGGGATGAAAACCACCTGGCTGAACTGGCTAACCTGTCGTGCGGGACGTTCTCGCGTGTGGTGGGCCCCTTCCGAGGGAGAACAGGTACTGCTGCTGGCCATCGGCGGCGAGCTCGATACCGCCTTTGTGCTACCGGGTATTTTCTCGGACGACCATCCGGCGCCGTCCGGTTCGCCTGATGCGTTCCACGTCTCGTTTCCTGACGGCGCGGTGATCGAGTACGAACCCGAACGCGGGGCGCTGACGGTTTCAGGTATTAAAACAGCCGACATTACCGCCTCTGAATCGCTGACCGCCACCGTGCCGGAGGTGCGGGTGACGTCAACGTCCCGCATCACGCTGGATACGCCTGAGGTGGTGTGTACCAACAAGTTAATTACCGCCTCGCTTGAGGTGCAGAAGGGCGGGGTAATGGCCGGGAATATTGCGCATTCCGGCGGTCAATTCACCTCCAACGGGGTGCAGGTGGACAACCACGCGCACGGCAGTGTGCAAAGCGGCGGAAGCTGGACTAAGGGGACACAATGACGGTGCGTTACAGGGGGATGAACAGGCAGACCGGGCTCAGCATTTCAGAGGCAGAACACATCCGGCAGAGCGTGCGCGATATTCTGGTGACGCCTGTCGGCTCGCGGGTTATGCGCCGTGATTACGGCTCGCTGCTGGCGGCGATGATCGACAGGCCACAGAGCCCTGCGCTGCGTCTGCAAATCATGGCGGCATGTTATTCCGCTATCCAGAAATGGGAACCGCGGATCAGCCTGACGGCCATCACTTTCGAGCGTTCGGAGAATGACGGGACGTTGTATGTCGATATCACCGGCACGCGCCCGACTTCCGGACAATCCTTTTCTATCACCATTTCACTGAGTTAAACGCTATGGCTATTGTTGATCTGAGCCAGCTCGCCGCGCCTGATGTCGTGGAGGAGGTGGATTATGAAACGCTGTTGGCAGAACGAAAGGCCACCTTTGTCTCGCTCTATCCGGAAGAGGAGCGAGAGGCGATTGCACGGACGTTGACGCTGGAATCAGAGCCGATTGTGAAGCTGCTGCAGGAGAACGCCTATCGGGAGGTCATGTGGCGCCAGCGCGTGAACGAGGCCGCGCGTGCGGTCATGCTGGCCTACGCTGCCGGCCGCGATCTCGACCAGCTTGGGGCCAACGCTAACCTTGCGCGTCTGGTCATTACCCCCGCCGACGATACGACGTTTCCACCCACGCCAGCTGTGATGGAGTCTGATACCGACTTTCGTTTGCGCATCCAGCAAGCGCCGGAAGGGCTGAGCGTGGCCGGTTCGACGGGCGCTTATCAGTTCCACGGTCGCAGTGCAGATGGCCGGGTGGCGGATATCTCCGTTATCAGTCCACAGCCGGCGAACGTCACGGTCTCTGTGCTCTCCCGGGAGAATAACGGCGTGGCCTCTGAGGAACTGCTCGCCGTTGTTCGCAATGCGCTGAACAATGAGGACGTCAGGCCCGTTGCCGACCGTGTGACCGTCCAGTCGGCCAACATTGTTGACTACCGAATTGAGGCATCGCTTTTCCTTTTTCCCGGCCCTGAAAGTGAACCTGTACTCAGCGCGGCAAGAGCCCGGTTACAGACCTATATCACGGCTCAACATCGGCTTGGACGTGATATTCGCAAGTCCGCCATTTACGCGGCACTGCATGTTGAAGGGGTGCAACGCGTAGAGCTGACCGCGCCCGCGGCTGACATTGTACTTGATGAAACTCAGGCCTCATGGTGCAGCCACTACAGCGTAACCGTGGGGGGGAACGATGAGTAATACCCCCCTTTTACCGGTTGGTTCGTCATCTCTTGAGGTGGCGGCCGCGCGCGCCTGTGCAGACATTGAAAATACGCCTGTTCCGCTGCGACATCTCTGGAGTGCGGACACTTGCCCGGCGAATCTGCTGCCCTGGCTGGCGTGGGCGTTTTCGGTTGATCGCTGGGATGAGAACTGGCCGGAAGCCACCAGGCGGGATGTGATTCGCGCGGCGTGGTTTATTCATGCCCACAAGGGGACGATTGGCGCCGTGCGTCGTGTGGTGGAACCGCTTGGCTATCTGATCAACGTCACCGAATGGTGGCAAACCAACGATCCGCCCGGCACCTTTCGCCTTGATATCGGCGTCTTAGACACGGGCATCACCGAGGAAATGTATTACGAAATGGAGAGGCTTATTGCTGATGCAAAGCCTGCCAGCCGCCACCTTATTGGCCTGAATATCATCCAGGACATACCGGGATATCTCTACACCGGTGCCCTGAGCTATGACGGCGACATCATCACGGTTTATCCCGGATAAGTGAGAGCACAATGACAGTGAAATATAAAACGGTTATCACCAAAGCCGGTGCCGAAAAACTGGCTGCCGCGACCGTCCCGAACGGCAAGAAAGTGAACTTTACGGCGATGGCCGTAGGTGACGGTGGCGGTACATTGCCAGCGCCAAACGCAAACCAGACGAAACTCGTCAATGAAGTCTGGCGGCATGCGCTGAATAAAATTAGCCAGGACAAAAAGAATAAAAACTATGTCGTGGCGGAGCTGCTGATTCCTCCTGAGGTTGGCGGTTTCTGGATGCGCGAGATGGGGCTGTATGACGATACCGGGACGCTGATTGCGGTCGGGAATATGGCAGAAAGTTACAAGCCCAAGCTGGAAGAGGGCTCGGGACGCGCACAGACTGTACGTATGGTCATTATGGTGAGCGATATCTCTTCGGTTGAGTTGATGATTGACACCTCAACGGTGATGGCGACGCAGGATTATGTAGACGGTAAGCTCGCGGAGCATGAACAGTCGCGGCGCCATCCGGACGCGACCCTTGCCGCTAAGGGTTTTACACAACTCAGCAGCGCAATCGACAGCGCCTCCGAGGTGCTCGCTGCAACGCCGAAAGCGGTGAAGGCGGCGTACGATCTGGCGAAAGGGAAATACACTGCTCTGGACGCCACCACGGCGCAAAAAGGGATTGTCCAACTGAGTAACGCCACTGACAGTGGGTCTGAGGTGCTGGCGGCGACGCCGAAAGCGGTTAAAGTCGCAAACGATAACGCCGTTGCTGCCAATAAAAATGCTAGCGAGCGAGTCAGCAAGTCAGGCGACAGTATGACCGGAACGTTGAATCAAGACTCTATAGCACAGTCAACCTATAACTTAACCGCACTTTCTAACGCTACGACAGGCAATAAAAATTATCTGCGTAAAATGCGTGGCGGAGCATCAGATACTATCTGGCATGAAACCGTGCAGGGTATTGAGTATCGCCTGGCAACAGGTAATACCGATACACAGGAGGAACTGGCGATTAGGGAGGGTGCGAATAAGTACCCTCCGCAACGAAAATGAAACTTTTAGTCAATTAAATTCAATCACTTACATAGGCGTTTTTTTGCGTTTGGTGACTTATTCGCACCTTCCCTAAGGAAGGTGCGAACAAGTTCCTGATATGAGATCATCATATTCATCCGGAGCGCATCCCAGAGGGACATCATGAGCCATCAACTCACCTTCGCCGATAGTGAATTCAGCACTAAGCGCCGTCAGACCCGAAAAGAGATTTTCCTCTCCCGCATGGAGCAGATTCTGCCATGGCAGAATATGACCGCTGTCATCGAGCCGTTTTATCCCAAGGCGGGCAATGGCCGACGGCCCTATCCGCTGGAGACCATGCTGCGTATTCACTGCATGCAGCATTGGTACAACCTGAGCGACGGTGCCATGGAAGATGCCCTGTACGAAATCGCCTCCATGCGCCTGTTTGCCCGATTATCCCTGGATAGCGCCCTGCCGGATCGCACCACCATCATGAATTTCCGCCACCTGCTCGAGCAGCATCAACTGGCCCGTCAATTGTTCAAGACCATCAATCGCTGGCTGGCCGAAGCAGGCGTCATGATGACCCAAGGCACTTTGGTGGATGCCACCATCATTGAGGCACCCAGCTCTACCAAGAACAAAGAGCAGCAACGCGATCCGGAGATGCATCAGACCAAGAAAGGCAATCAGTGGCACTTTGGCATG